CAGATAAGTTAATACAGCAACTTGATGAAAATCAATATAGGATGACAGTTAAGGACTTGAATGTTTTAGCCAGATTGGCAGAGTTCTTAGCTGGAGAGGTAGAAGCAAGAAAAGAACATACCTTTAAGTTAGATAAACCTTTATCAGAGTATACTATAGAAGAACTTTTGGCTATGCAAAGGAATATTATTGACGGTAACGCAGAAGTAATTGATATTGTAGATGCTGAATATGAAGAATTGATAGAGGATAAAGACCAAGATGATGAATAAAATTGTAACTTTAGAGGACATAAATCAGGAAATAATTAGGCGAGAAATCCAAAAAAGGCAGGAAAAAAACTATTTAAGAGACAATTTATGGGAATATTGTAAAGAATATGACCCAGATTTCTTTATAGATGACAAAACTCTCTTAAAAGATGTAGCAACTAAGCTGCAACTTGTTAAAGAAGGCAAGATTAAGAAGCTTGCTATCTCTATATATCCCAGAGCTGGTAAAAGTTATCTGGTTTCTAACTATTGTGCTTGGATATTGGGTAATCATCCTACAGGTTGTGTTATGCGTAATACTTATGGAGATCATTTGGCTCATAAGTTCTCTTACGATGTCAGACAAATGATAAGATCAGACTTATTTAAGACTACTTTTGAAGATATTAGATTATCTAAGTCTAAGAAATCATTGGATTGTTGGGCTTTAACTACCAGTAAGCAATTTGCCTATTTTGGTTCAGGTGTAAGAGGAACTACTACAGGTTATGGATGTAATTTGGCAGGTATTGTAGATGACCCTATTAAGAATATGGCAGACGCAATGAGCCCTAATCAGTTAGAGATAGTTTGGGATTGGTATTATTCTATTCAAAAGACCAGATATGAAAGCAATCCCGATACAGGTGTTGAATGTCCTACCATTGTTATTTCTACTATGTGGAGTAAAGGTGATCTTATCAATAGACTGATAGATTTACAAGGAACTGTAGAAGAAGGTGGATTATGGACTTTTGTTTCTTATCCTGCCTTGAATGAACAGGATGAATCTAGTTGTGAAGCTATGATGTCAACTGAAAAACTGCATACTTTAAGAGATGAGTATTATGTTGCAGGGGAAGAGTTTATTTGGGAAACTATGTATATGAATAAGGTAGTGCAAAAATATGGTGCTTTATTTCCCAAATCTGCTCTTACTTTCTTAGATAAAGAGCTGTTTCCTCAAGATTTTGACGCAATTATAGGTTGGTGTGACCCAGCAGATAAGGGAACTAATTGGACTTGTTCGGTTATCATAGGTATTAAGAATGGTTTAGCTTATATCTTGGATATTATTTATACCAGAAAGAGTTATGAATATTATAAACCTTTATTAGTAGAACAGATAATTAAGTTCTTACCTAACTATTATGTTGTTGAATCTAATAAAGATGGAAGAATAATAGCAGTAGAAATCAGGCAAGAAGTTGGTAAAATACTGGATAATATGAGATTAGAGAGACCTGATAAGGTCTTTGAAGTTACTGTTGGCACTAAAACTCAATCTAAAAATAAAGAGTTAAGGATAATGTTAAATTCTAACCTAATTAAGACTATGTTCATCTTTCCCAGATTGTCCTATAATAACAACTTTTATGGTATGTTTATAAAAGACTTGACAGAATATCTGGCAGAAGGGAACAATGAGTTTGATGACGCACCAGATACATTGGCAGGTTTGGCAAGCTTGATTAAACCCAAGAATAGTGCATTAGTGGAGGTTATAAATGCCAGATAACAATATACAGAGCATACCAGATAAGGTATATATCTTTAATACGGCTAAGAGAGATATATTACCTGCAAGTGCAGCTATACCATTGGAAGCTAAGAATGCTTTAACCCAATATGGTTGTGTTATACCTCCCATAGATAGAGCATTTTTGCCTATGTTAGAGGCATTAGACCCAACTCATAAGAGTTCCATTGATGTTAAGAGCATTGCCACTTCTCAAAAGGGATATAAATGCAGTTCCAATAATAGAAAATTAAATACCTTTTTACATAAACCCAATTATGATAGTTTCAAGACCTTTCAAGATATCGTAGATGCTTTTACTTATGAGTTTTATGTTTATGATGAAGCCTATTTGGAGTTGATTAGGATAGCAGATAGAGTTAGTATCTTTAATACACCTGTCAGGTATGTCTATGTTAAAGTCAATAAACAAGGCAGAATTGATAAATATTGTTATGTTACCGATGATGGAGAAGTAGTAGAATTTGAGCCTTATAATGGTGGTGAATTGAAGAATGGAGTTAGATACTTGGTAGGTATGCGTAACTATAATACTGCTTCTTATTTTTATGGTTATCCTGCTTATATGTCAGCATTGGAAGCAATGTTGGAGAATAGTTATATTCGCAGGTATGGGACTACTTTCTTCAATAATAATGCTACACCTGATAAGGCTTTAATCTTAAAAGGAACACTTATGTCTAAAGAGAATAAAGAAAGTATTAAGAACTATATGACAGATAACTATAAGGGTATTGATAATGCTCATAGATTATTGATAATTACTTTAGACGATGAAGGCTCAGAAGCAGATTTTGTAGATATTTCTTCTTCTTTCAATAGTAGCTTTTTGGAAGAATATCGGAAGAATAGAGATGAGATTATTACCGTTCATCAGATACCACCTAAGCTTATGGGTATAACAGTAGCTTCAGGTCTATCTACAGGAACAGAAACTATAGGAAGTTTAAGGGATTTTGTAGAGAGAACTATTGCACCAAGACAGAATAAGATTTCCAATTTCTTTTCTACTCTTTTGAGTGAGATCTTTGCTTTAGATGTTAAGTTCAGTTTATTACAGGTAGATACTACCAATGATAAGGATGACGCTATTATCAATAACATTTATGCCAATATTGTGGATGATGAAGGTAAACCTGTTAAAACCGTAACTGAGATAAGAGCAGAGAAAGGTTATCCTGCTAAGCCTGAAGGTGCCTTACATAGTAATAATAATAAGAAAGCTCCTAATGCAGGTTCAGTTCCAGGTCAGAATACCTATGAACATCCCAATGATATAGATTCAGCCAGAGGGAGGTAAAGATGGCTATTAGACGAAGAAAACTAAAGAACTTAAAGGTAGAATATATCTCTTATGTAGATAAAGCTGCCAACTTGAGATCTTTTTACTTGACAAAAAGATATGAAGAGGAAAAGCATAAACCTGACTTTCAGATGAATGTTAAGCTTATCTGTAATGCTGACAATGCAGAGAAGAAGGTTTATGGTATTGTTTATGCACCTAATACTGTAGATGCACACGGAGATTGGACTGATGAAAAGACCTTAGAGAAAGCAGCTCATCAGTTTATGTTGGATTATCAGAAAATTGATAGTATGCATAATTTAGAGGAAGGTGCAGGCAAGGTAATTGAGAGTTTTATTGCTCCTGCAGATTTTGTAGTCAATAACGAAACCATAACTAAAGGAACTTGGGTAATTGCCACTCAGGCTACAGATGAAGTTTGGGAAAGAATAAAGAAAGGAGAGCTTACAGGTTATTCCTTATATGGAACTGCCGAAGCTGAATATGAAAAGATGAATCTTTTGGAGATTATAAAAGCTTTGCTGCAAGGCAAAACATTAACTATAGAAAATCCAATGGAGGTAACAATGGATGAAGAACTGAAAAAAGCTTTGACAAATTTGTTAGAGCTGTCAGAAACAGTTAAAAAGATGGATGGTAACATCGCATCTATGCAAGATGTATTAGTAAAAGGTAAAGAGGTTTTGGATAAGTTTGCCAATCTTAAGGTAGAAGAGATTGAGAAATCTTTTAATACTAAGATTGATGAGAAACTGGTAGAACTCAATAAGAAACTGGATAGCATTATTGAGGCAATTTCTACCGATACAACTGCCAAAACTGCTAACAACAAGCAGGATGAAGTAACTGCTTATAAGAGTTCCATTCTATAGGAGAAAAAATGGGAGAAGAGTTAATTCAACAGTTAATTAAGGCACTTGATAGTGCAATGCCTAAAAGACGGAATGTGGCTAAGAATTATGTTAATCCTTTGGCTGCAATGATGTTAGAACAGGCAGGTTATCAGGTAAAGTTGAGAGACGGAACTATCTGGAAAAACGAATATGCCACCAATTATGGTTTTGCTGAGTTTACCAGAGCAAGACATCTACAAGGCTTGGAAGCTAAGGAAAGTATGTTGCTTATCAATTCCCAGTCTTGGTTTTTGGACAGGTATAATAAGCTAACAGGAGATTCCAGTATTATTCCAATGGATTTCTGGACAGGTATTCCTGAACAGTTAACCGATACTCAACGCATAACTTCTACACCTCAAGATAATGCCAATGTAGTAGCCTCTCGTAATAAATGGGCTAATATGTTTGGTGACGAGGTCTATGTTCATCATTTGGAGAGACAAGTAGATCTGCCTATTGAGGTTATTCGTCAATATTTGTATGACCCAGACTTTGAAGCAAGAGTAGAGAAAATCTTTGGTAATGAGATTGCCAATGATTTGGTCAGACTTGCTGTTAATGGTAATGATGTCAGTTTTGCTTCTGGAAATTTCTATAAACTCCTGAAAAGCTATGCTACTTTATTGAAAGAAGCAAAAGGAACTAAGACCTTAGTTTCTGGAGTTAGCAGATTTGTAGGTAAACACGGTAATCTGATTACACCTGTAAAGGTAAATGCACCTGCTATCAGGTTTATAGATCCCTTCTCAGATGATTTTTCTGCAGATACTTCTGCCAACTATAGTGCTTCTGCAGGAACTTTATCAGTTTCAGATGGAGAATTGGTTTGGGATGGTGGAGGAGCCTGGACAGGTGGAACTCTCAGATATAACAATGTTAT